GTTCAAGGTTAAAACGATTAGTTGTGGATAAGGAATACTGTAACGTCTCTCCACGAATCTGTGAGCGGACGTGTTTAGTTGTCGTGTTCGAGTCAAGCGTAGCAAACACATTACCGTTGCACGAAACAACTGTATTATCATTACCTATACTTGTACTGATATTCACGTTATTGATATGAGAGTTTAACAAGTCATAATCATGAATAACCCTAGAAGTATAAGATTGATTGATAGGTGTCGTATTAAAATCCTGAACGATATTGTCATTTAGATATGCCAAGAAGCCCTGACCGCCGTGTTCGCCACATGTAAGTACACCGTTCTGGGTTTCTACCATATCATTTACTGTAATGTTATTAAAGTTCCATTTAGTAAATGCACCTAGGTTATAGTGAAACACGTAGATGTCATCGTAGTTATTCTTAGCAATTACCATCTGACGCCTATCTCGAAGGTCTGAAATCCACGGGTTAGATACACCATCCATAATACTTGGGTTACATTTCTGTCCGAACTCTTCTGTACTATAGTTACCGTAAGTAGCACTGTTGGTTAGCTTACGCAGTCCTTGGGTAGATACAAACGCAATGTCATTTGCGAATGGAACAATAGCGTTAGCCCCTACAGCATCAGAGTTTGTACCAACTAATGAAATATACCAGTTCGGAGCTTCCCCAGAAATAGTATACACATTACCAGATGTTTTGAATACTACAATATCGGTAGACATTGGTACAATAGTCAAAAATTTACCAGCGTCATCGGCCCCTACGTTCTGAATGTACTTAGCGGACGATTCATCATCTGGGTCATCATACTCAATACCGATAGCCTTTTTACTAAGGGCGTCACCAACGGCAGAATAGTAAATAGTATCATCGCCACTAGCTGCACACACTAATCGCCCAGACTTATAGTACAGTACGTCTACGTTTGGGCTATTGTTAAGTGTACCACCAGCAACACTAGAGCCATCAAGCGTTACCAGTTTATTACGCTGCGATACCAGCCACGGGGGTGGCTGCATTAAGTACGCCTGTAGCTTACGTCCACTAGCAAAGAACACGTTGCCACCGAAGTTCAGGCACTTTGGTTTGTCGATAGTTCCGCTAGTTTTACCAAGCACAGTAATGTTACCAGCACCGTTTAACATTTTAATAGTTTTCGTCTGTCCGTTTCGACCAACAAAGAAGAAGGTAATACGGGTAGATGCATCGTACCATAGACAAGTGATAGGTTCTGTCTCTGTGTCGATTGGGTTATCAATAGCTGGTCTTGTGCAGAACTTACCTGAGTAAAAATTAAATTGGAAGTTAGTGGCATCAACACACTCATTATCGGCGATTTTATCTGGCTCTCTCGAGATGTTAATGCCACCCGTATTATCGCTAAACTCAAGCTGCTGTTTAGCTTCATGTTTACGTACTTGATATGCCATATATCACCTACAGTAATTTGTAAAACAATCCAATGAAGTCTTTATTGCCAACAACACTGACATCGTGGTATTCAATGTCAATAGCTGGCTTGACTTTATCATCCAAGTACACCAAGCCGATACTAGCGTTTACCGTTTTCGGCTTCAACCTTTTCAATTCTTTCTTCGATTCGGTCAAGGATTTCTGAAGTTGATTGTTCGACTCTTCTGCTTTCGTCAACGCTACTCTCGATTCGTCCAGTTGTTTCTTTAGCGTTGTCAACTCCTGCTTCTGCTTTTCCAATGTTACTAGCTGTTTCTTGTTGTTGCTCCTCAGCTGCGTCAAGTCTTGTTTGAAGTCTGTCCAATCTTTCTGACTGATAGTTATATCCGAAGCCGAAGCCACCGATGAAACAGACAAGAGCAAACACGAAGATAACAATAGCACGTTTAATTTCATTAGTCATACCATTCCTCTACGTCATAATAATCATTGCCAATTTTATAAGAATCCGAATACTGCCACATCTTAGCTGGACGTTCTGGGTGTTCATCGTTCCAGTAGTTAGTGCTACTATAGTTAGCTACCCAAAGCTGTACATAATCTGGCAGAGCGCCAACGTCAATGTCGTCAGTCAATCCATAGTATCCAGAATACACGCCGACGGGAACATCATGGGTATACTCTGTGATTACATTCAGGAAAGCCATAATAATCTCCGCTCTCTCGAAAGGAGTTGCGTCTGGCATGTTCGATTCTTCCATATCAAACCAAATACCAAGGGACAGGTCGGCTCCCTCGTACTCGTCTAGCTTATCAATGAGAGCCACAGCTTCCTGCTCCGCACGGAGTTTATTTCGTGCATGAGTGAAACAATATACACCTACTGGTACGCCTTGGTCGAGTGCGTTATTCATGTGTCTATCGAAGTCCTCGTCAATCTCAGTGCCCTCACTAATCTTGACAATTACCCCTTTGATTGGGTCTGGAGCCTCCTCGAGATTTGGATTCTCCCTCCACCCATTCACGTCGATTACTTTCATTTTTACCCTCCAAAAAATCTGGTATTTTATTACCGTCGTTATCCGTTTTAATTTTCAGGAACATCAGTAGCGCAGCCATCGCAGCGGGTGAACACATGAGTGTACCCAATGCAATTAAATCGGCCAGCACTACCTTTCCCAGCACAAACCACATCCACAGCCAAGCCACGTTATATACCACGAAGAGATATACGTAAGCCCACAGGATTACATTCACCCACCGATAGTTCTTGGGTGTCTTGCCAATATCAATGGTTCGTTTGATTGTTTGTCTTAGTGTATTCAGAATGTTCATTGTCGTCCCTCTAGCTTGTGGACTTCTGCCTCAAGAGCGTCAAGACGGGTCTTGTTAATAGAGTATGCCTCTTCCAGTCTAGCAATGCGCTTGTCCAAGCCACGTCTATCTACAGCACTGCGTTCAAGCTCCTTGCGAAGTTCTTCCAGCAAGTTGTTATTCTGTGCAATAGCCGTCTTCAATGGGCTAAGTACAACGAAATTAAATGCTCCACTGACGAACGTAGCAATAGAGAGCACAGCTAAAATATCGTCCCAAATAAGCATAGTCCTCCTTACATTCCACCTGTCTTCAGTTTATACAAACTGTCGGCAGTAGAACGAGTAATATATCCAGAATCGTTAGTTAATTGAGATACTTTTGTCGGTACAGTAGGCGTAGCTGGAATATCTGTTTTCTTTGCATACCCTACGTCGTCTGTAAATGCAGACAGTTTGGTAGGTACTTTCGGGATGTCAGATTTCTGGGCGTACGTTGTGAGCATGCCGTTCAGTGCATCAATCGTCACGTACTGTGCCTCTGACGCTGGCGCCGTCTCGTAATTGATAATCGCAGAGACATACCTAGAATCACCGATAGTTACTGGATATACATTCATAATTCTATATCCAGAACCAACCAGCGTAGCGATTCTATCGTTGATTGCCTGAGTCATCGTATCCGTTTTCTGTGCTGTTACACAGTCTACCTTATACATATTATCTCCTTTAGTGTAAATAAAAAAGGGGGCGTTGCCTCCCCCTAGGTTATGTGTTATGCCGTAGCAGTTGGAGTTGCATACGGGTCTGCGGTTTCCAAAGTAAGACTATCCAAGTATTCACAGATAGCATTATGTAATTCGCGAGTCTTCGTACCGTCCGCGGCGTCTGAAGACATATCAAGATATTCCCTAGCAGTAAGCATATTAGTCCCCCTTATATATTAAGAAATTTTTACACCGTTAAAATCAGCTAGTGGATTCTTATCGTGTGAATCTATTTATTATAATGTTTCACATCCACCGAGTGCTTATTTATCTCTGGCGACCATTCTACAGTGATAGAGCCAGGAGGATTAGTTGTTTCTTCCATAGTGCCTGTGATGTACCCATGGGGGTCGCATACAACTTGAAACGTATAGACTTCTCCATCAATGTCATCACGATACTCTTCGTCGTACCATAATCCGTGTGTTGTATTCGGAGTAACGCCTACATAAGCATCAAGGTATCTATTATACATATGAAGAACTGTTATTCCTGTTGGAACCGTAAAATTTACAGTATCGAAACTTACTTGTATGCTTCCTGTTGGCACATTAACTTGTGCTGCCGTTGCAGTAAACGATGTATTATTTGTAAATGTTCCTGATTTCATATTTACCTCTTTTATAACTATAGTAATGTGTATGTAACTTTTATCTGCTCCTTGTCCTCAATCCCAATCTCGTTGTCACTGCTCGTATTGTCGTAGAGTTCAGGGCCAGACTGGTGAGTCAGGCGGTAGTCCTTCCCTTTAATGTGTAAGATGCATTTACGGTTTGCCTCTAATGAAAGTCCAGAAAAACCCCCGTCCTTGTCGGTATAGCCATAATCCATCACCTCTATAATTTTGAATCCATCAATCTCCTGTGGCGTTATATCCCCCATTTTAATATCCTCGTCAGCATACGCAACCCCGAAACCACAAGACCAGAACTCTCCTTCTATGCCATCCTCATCGGTGTCGTATTTTACATGATATTTCGCCGTTACTATAAAGGCTTTTTCTTTTTCGATTGCTCCACTAGCACTAAATGTCATATCGCCATTGATTACCCCCCCCGTCGAAACGTTCAGCGTCCCTGCTGTATAGCCATCAGCAGCGATAACTTCTGCTTCATATGCCGTACCCTTGGGAATCTTAAAGGAGGATGTATGGTCTGTGCCACCATTTTTTCTTGGAGTGTATACATGGATTGTCTGATTGGCACTTTGCGTAATTGTTACATTTACATAAGTTACGGCTTCTTTCCATGCAGCATAGATCACACCGTCTTTTTCTACTCTCAAGTGAGTTGCGTTGGCATCAGTAGTGCTTCCCAGTTTTACATACCCTTTTGTTCCATCAACCTCAAGAGCAAGATAAGGACTACCGCCCACTTCTTCTGGGGTTGTATAAATGTCACAGGTCTCTTCTGTTCCACCTGCGAGAATGTGAAGTTTCTTAGTAAGCGTACCCATCGTGTCCTCCTATTCCACCCATATTTGTTTACCATCAATATCCAACACAGTATCGTGGTCAAGCGTTTTCAGTTTATCTAGCTCCACATACAGACGGTCGCGTTGGAGCTCAATGGTATGATATTCGTTTGCGGTATATCCGCCTAGCCAATGTATAATGGCGTTTTTTATTCTATCCATACTTTACCTCCAGGGATGGTTAATGATGTGGATACCTTAACATCAGTGGCCGTTACTACCCCAGTAAAGGTGGGAGATTCCTTCGGCGCATATAGTATTTGATTATTCGCTCTTGTGTCTAAAGGAGACCCATTAAGAAATACACCCGACCCTAAGAAGTTTAGCTGATCGTTAGCTGCATCGATGATAAAACCTTCTTCTGACGAGATTCGCATAGCGCCCATAAGAATGTCTCTGTCCTGCATATCAAGGTCGCTATCCGCTGTTTTTTTCATGTACAGAGTAAGGTCTGGAGTGCTACCTACCTCCGATTTTTTTGCGTAAGTATCTACAATCTTATTACCTTCAGAATCGTTAAGAGCATTACCAGAAATGTTGATATCCCAAGTGCCAGTAGCGCCAGTACCATGAATTGTGGGAGTGAATAAATTATAATTACCTTCGTCAAGTATCGTAAGACCATCTTTCGCTATAGAGCCATTATCTTTATTTACCAGTGAAACATCACTTAGACCTGTAAGACATACCTCATGTGCGCTAATCTTTTTTTTAAAAATGGTATCCCCAGTTACCGTACCGCCAGAGAGTTGTAGATAGTTATTACTAAGATAACCTTTAAGTTTATTGAGGAACCTTGTCAGGTTCCCCAGTGTAATATATGACATAAGGTTCCTCCAACTTATTAGAACAAACCGTCGATGTCGGTATCAGTTGCAGAATCAATAGCGAAGATGCCGCCGAAGTTATCCCAGTCAACACCATCCCATACGACATTATCGCCAGCTTTAATGTCGTGAGTAGCGTCAGCGGTTTTTATATTGTACATGTCGCCGTTTTTCTGTCCAGCCTGTGGAAGGTCTGCATAAGTTTGCACGGAACCACGGTTAATAACAGCTGTAGACACGTCAGACTTGAGAGCGTATTTAGCTATTTCAGTGTTGAAGGAAGCCTTGGACAGATAAGTATTAGCGGCATTTGCTTTAGTTTCAAACGGGGAGGTGTCGATACTACCCTGTACCGCAGACAGGATACCGTCAGACGTAATACTCAGGTTGGCACCAATCTTGATACCACCAAGAGTGGATGTGGTTGCCATCGGGAGAGTATAGTTATTAGCACCATCTTCAACTCCAGCCAGCTTGTTCTTCTCTTCCGTAGTGTAATCGTTAGTAGAGAGAGCTTTACCAACTACTTTATCAACCTTACCAGCAAGGTCAGAGGTAGCAGAAGCCTTGGTGTAATACTTACTATCAGCGGCAGCAATCGTCTGATAAGACGAAAGGTCGACAGACATAACACCAGTGGAAGAAATAGTTACATTACCGCCACCTTTAACACCACCAAGTGTGGTAACGCTAGCAGTCGGAAGTTCATATCTGTTAGCACCATCTGCAATACCAGCGAGCTTAGTCTTTTCTGCTGTAGTATAATCGTTAGTGGAAAGAGTTTTACCAGCTTCTTTTGCTACAAAAACTTCTTTAGTTTTATCGTAGAAGTGAGACAGTTGTGCGAGTTTAATAAATTTATCAGCCATTAAATTAGTACCTTTCTGCAAAAATTAAATCAATATCATCATTAGTTGCAATGTTACTTACAACGCCATCCACATATTTCATAATAGTAGCGTTGTTCTGACCAACCTTTGTGTCAGTATAGTCACTAGCTTTGGTGAATCCCTCGATATCACCAGTCTCTCTATTCTGAACCTCGGTATCCAGCCTATCAGATAGCGCTGTATCGGAAGCCTGTAGCTTATCAACTTGCGTTTTGATATTGGCGTTAATCTCATCATCAGACGCCTTGCGAGTGTTTGCTTCGTTAGTCAGACTATTGGAGAGTTCGCCAATCTTCTTGGTAACATTAGCAGCTACGTTAGCGTCGTTGCCAAGAGCGTCAGCCAACTCCTTTAACGTATCAAGAGCTTCTGGAGCACCACCAATAAGAGCAGCAACCTTACTATCGGTATACAGCTTAGAGGTGCTTACCCCTTCATTCACTTTAGCAGTAACCTGCTGAGAAGTATCAGCACCCATTTGAGCAAGTGTAACATCCTTAGTCGTGTTGTCAAAATACAGGATATGAAGAGCACCCTTAGCTTCGCCAGTAATTTCTTTTACGGGGTTGTCAAGGTTGTCTAACTGAGCCTGTAAATTATTAGCGATATTCTTTGCTTCCGTAATAGCTTTATTAACTTTGATGGCGTCAGACTTAGTAGCCTCCATGTAGTCGTTAGCGTTAGTTTCAGACTTCTTTGCCTCTGTCATAGAGCCGTGTGCCTGATTCGCAGAGTCAGCAGCATTAGCTTCTGCCAGTTTAGCCTTGTTGAGAAGAGCAGATGTATCCGCCCTCATCTGTTCTACTTCCTGCTTTGCTTTATTGATAGCAGTAAAAGTTCCCGCAGCTTCCTGCACTTTGTTTTTACCGTACAAAGCCCAAGAGCGAGATGATTGTGTCAGTCCAGTAGGAGATTCAAAGTCTGGCTCTCTGTCTGGAGTAGTTTCAGATACCGCCCATGTTTCAGCCTTATTGACGCTACGTTCAATATCAACCATTGCATCGTCGTGCGCAGTCTTGATTTGTTCAAGAGAGTAGGTACGCACCTTATGAATTTTATCTTCAGCGTCACGTTCCCACTGGTCGATATTAGCTTTAGCCTGTGTCAGCAAGGTGTTGAATGTACTGGCCATGTACGTCATCTTTTCAGTGACCAGTGTATTGATAGTGTTTACACCAGACGTACTAGCACTCTGTGTATCTTGAAGTGCTTGCTGTGCCTTCTCCGCATTTGTCTTTGTGGAGGCTTCGAGTTTCGTTACGTTCGCTTCAGAGGCTTGAATCTTTTTATAAGTAGAATCAATGCCATCTTTAATGGAAGTAACGTCACCAAGTGCGGCACCAGCGTCTTGCGTCTTACCGTCATCATATGTGATGATAAGGTGAGCTTTGTCATCTAGTGCTACACTGGAGATACCGATACCACGTTCCCCTTTCTGTCCGTAACGTAACGTTACTTTGACAGGAGAACTGGATACAGTTACATGATTCACATGCTACCTCCTTGAGAAATACCTGGGGAAATAAATGCTTTACCGTTGCAGATTCGTTTAACATCATGTCCGTCAAACATATTGACATCCCAATAAAGCTCTTCCCATTCTTTATAAGAATTACCACCAGTATCAATGGAAGCAGTTTCTTCCGCAGTCAGTGATAAATTAACGATACCTTTTTTAGGGTCTACGTTTACTTGATGCATCTTCGCAATAACCGTGGTATCCTCGGCTGACGCTTTTATACTAGCGTAAAACTTATAATCACTAATATCAATAGGTGTATCTTCTTCTCCCTCGAGGAGTTCAAACTGAATATCAAAGTCTGCCCCCTGAGCAATAACGATATCAACTACTGGTACTAGTGGTGTTGCATTATCGCAGTTATGTCTTAGCAAGGCACACCCCCATAATTTTCATACAACGTATCAATTACTCCTCTGTAATAGGCGTGTACAATATCACACCTACGCAGTGTTGATTTATCGGACATTAACGAACAACCACCTCCACAAAACTGTATCATATCGCACTTCTCGCACATACCGCTCTGTCTTTTAATCGTCTTATCCCATTCTTCCGAATACTCGTTTGGCTTACTTTCGGAATGGCAGTTGTATAGATTTCCCTCTAAGTCTATGTTGATAGTTGTAGTACCATTACCACATTTGTTACCGTAACGCCGTTTGCTTCTTAGCGCGTCGCCGCGCAGCGCATCATCTGTCTCTTATACACATCTGACGCCGCCGTTTGCTTCTTAGCGCGTGTACAACTGAGCATATTAGTGACAATTCTACTGGAGTCGCTTTCATATGAATAACTTTATCAGTATACGTACACATATCTTTGTATAATTGCTTGGTATCTACCTTTTCAAACTCTAGTTCGTCATCGGTAAAGTTAAGAGGGAACTCAAAGTGTAAACCAAATTCTTTATTCGGAAGTAGCTCACTTGCACGGTCAACTACATCGTGCACGACTGTCCACTTTGTTAGCACGGCAGAAATACCCAGTATATCAATATCTTTAATGTTTGGGTTTTCTTGGAGTGCATCATACCCTCTAGTTCGCTGACTAATAGGCCCATCCCAAGATACCGTAACATTAACATGATACTTATTCAACCACTCTACCGTTTCCTTGTCCAACAGTTTACCATTCGTTATAATACTGTATTGTAAATCAGAACGGTGAGACATGATTTCTTTGATGGCACCGAAGTATAGTAACGGCTCTCCACCAAAAAATACTACAGATGTTTTCGGAGGGATTGAATGAAAGTATTCCCAGAACTTTGGTTTGATAACTCGCGGTATTCGTCTTTCTTTAATCTGTCTTTGACAACAGTATGTACACTGTAGGTTACAGTCATTCCCTAGAATTATGTATAGTTTCATATGTCTTACCTACACAAGCCGTAACGACTTCGCCGCCCTGAATATTAAGAACGGTACGTATCAAGTCCATAATATAATCTGTTGCAAACAAGAATGTTACCGCTTCCAGCGGGATACCAACGGCTGCAAAAATAATCGCACAGTCCATGAGTGTACCACCGATAATACCAGGAGCGCACATCAAAGCTACAGTAGTCAGCAGTAATACCGTTACGATATCCGCACCACCAAGGGGTACACCAAAGATGTACGAAGCGTACATGACATATACGCCTACACAGACACACGAGCCGACACGCATCAGGACAGAAACAATCGGAGTAAGATAATCAATCACTTCATGTGGAATGTTTGTATTCTTTTTAAGCAGAACCATACGGTTCCCCATGGTGTTAGAAGCACCACCAGCAATAGCGTTAGCGATATCTTCTACGAACACTGTTCTTAAAAACGAAATGCCATCTACTTTATATAAGTAAAGAACAGGCAGTGACACGATTAAAGTGAATAAGAAAACTCCAGTAACTAACGTAATGAACATACACAGGTAACTCTGTAACACTCCAAGTCCGAACTTTACTACAACAGGATAGAGTAAAGCAAACACACCGACAGGAGCAACAAGCATGACGTAGTTAGCTGCACTTAAAAAGATACGCTGGATAATTCCAAGTCCATACGAGATAGAGCCTCTGCATGGATGCTTACGACCAATCCATCCTACTATAGCTGCCAACGTTACAACCTGCAGCATGTTGCCTGTTGCAAGTGACTGTACTACGTTTACTGGGATACAACTGTTAATAAACGACAGTACCGTAGGAGCATGTACCGCAACAGTATCAGTAGCGGTTACAACAAATGCTGGCACGCCAATCATCCATGTTAATCCTAACCCCAATGCAACACCAATTACACTTAGACCAAACATCAAACCGCATGCGTGCATAGATACTCGTTCTCCGTTGTGCATGTCGATGATTGCTTTCGCGATAGATGTGAACGCCAGTGGAACTACACACATTTTAAGCAGTGATGTAAAGATTGTTCCCAGTTCTTTAAGAGGATACTGCAACCATGTGATGTCTCCAAATCCAAAACCTAACACAAGTGCTAATACGATAGCGATTACAATATTTCTATACATGTATCCTCCTATAAATCTAACGCCTGTGCAACATCATCCCACAGTACCTTTGGGGACTCAAGTCCAACAGAAAGCCTAGCACAGAATCCTTGCGGATACCGCTCTTTACTTCTGAAGAAATCAGCAATAGAGTAAGTACACCCGAAAGTTCCAACAGTCTTAAACTGTTTCAATCGCTTGCAGAACTCTTCCGTTTTTCCTGGTAGCGTAATTAAGCCACCACATCCAGGCCACAAGCAATCTACACCAGCTTCCTTGAGCTTATCGTAGATGTATGCTGCGCTATCTGTGTGCATAATCATTCTGCATGCCAACGTCTGCAACCCACGACTAACCATGTATGCTTTATCTGGAGATACACAATTACCACGATGGGCGATAACCCACGACAAGTTATCCTGTCCTGGGTTTGCAAGTGGAACTGGTTTCTGCTCCAGCCATCGCATAGTATCGGCAAAACATAAACCACCTGCCATTACGTCTCCATAGCCACATACATATTTAGTGTAAGACTCAATACATACGTCAGCTCCGTTCTTAATTGGATTCGAGTAATGGAGAGAAACGATTGAGTTATCTACTGCTAAGATACCGTTATAACGATGAATCGTATCCGCCAGCTTCTGCACGTCATACCATCTGGCAAATGTTGTCGGGTTATCAATAATCACTAACACAGTTCCTTTGGAGGCTGCTAAAACAATCTCTAAGTCAGACAACTGGCCAGCATCCTTTAGTTGAACGGTATTGATATTCTTGTAGTGCAACCAGTCACGTGTTTCAAAATATGTCTCGTCATCGACAATAACTACATCTGGCTGCAAAACATCTAGGAGAGTTGCAATAGCCTCCTGCCCACTGTTGCACAAAACTGTACGCCATCCGCCATAGAGTTTCGTCAGTTCCTCTTCCACCTGCTTAATAGGTGTGTTGTGTGTTCTTACGTATCGTCCAGTCTGGTCGTTGACGATATTCATGTCAATAATTGGTAGCATTCATTTCCTCTATTCAATCACATAATCGGTTCGATTAACTTTATCAAAGTTAGGGTAATTATCAAGTAACGCATTGAACCATGCTTCTAGTTTACTTACGGTGGTCGTCGATAAATAAAAATCCTCTGTGTGACCACTGGCATTAGATGCAAATCTTCCACTATGTAAATGTCCACCACCCCATACGAATATAGTATACAATGTAGCATACTTCTCGTTAATGGTTCGTAGGTATTGTTTTACTTGATAATTAACATACGCTTTAGGCATATACTTTTTGAACGTATCGCCATAGCGCATTTTAATTTCACAGTTTGAACAAACACCACACTGTTGCGGTAATGTTGTACAACACGTTCTGCATAGCGGGATTAAATCGTCGTATCCCCACTCATGTAACGCTTTCAGCTCATCAATAGCATTGATATGTACCATACAAAATTTCATATTACCGAATATGGTATATATATCTTTGTTTCCGTTTTCTTCTAACATTAAGGTGCCATCGTCCGCAATTTTGATACCATAACCTGTAATTGCTTCCTCTGTTTTACCTATATTGTTTGCTCTCGTATTGGGTGGTGGTGCCTCTATCCCAATCATAATGCCTGGATATTGTTTTGCAAGTTTGCCTAACGAGCGATACATATAATGTTTAGAAAGGATATCCTCGTTATACATACGCTCGTATGCATTTTCAAACTCTACGTCCTGTGGAATATCCTCTTCTTTGATTTGAATAGGCTTTAGAATTGTAGCAGTAATTCCGCTTTCTGCACGTATGAGTGGTAATAAATCATTCTGCGCGCTTATCTCTAAGTTCGCCGCACCCCTTTCGCTTGTCTCTGGGAAAATAATATACACAGGTTGTATTTGTTCCGTAGTATTTCTGGAGATTTTACATAATAGATATGTGCTGTCTAATCCTCCTGACCAGTATATATATTGCATTATAACCTCCTCAACAGTCACAGTTGCAGTTTACAAAACCAGTAATAGTGCTCTGTGTTGCACCCAGAGAGAATGTAACAGATTTTCTTAATAATGTGTTAATAATATCTTGAAGTGTATATGTGCCATTCTGAAACATAGGTGTAACGTCCAACTGATTCCATGCCACTCCGCGACTGTGCTCATAAGGATGTCCATTATCACTGCGAAAATTGGCAGTGATAACATATTCTGGCTGAACTTGCCCTGTTAGTTCGTATGGTGCGCCTAAGCCACCGGTACTATACACGACACCATTAACACCTAAGTCTCCGTTGATTTCAACGTTGCCGCTAATGGACGCACCCTTCTTAGCTGTCACACCACCATGGAAGTAAGCTTCACCAGTTTCGTTGTTAATCCATGCCCTATTGTCCTTACCTACACCGTTGAAATATGTTGCCTTTCCCCTGAGTACAAGACCATAATCTTCTTTGCCATCGCTTAGCCATGTCTCCTTACCAACACTTGGGTTTTCGGTAGCACTATCATTAACAGTGAACACAATCTTATTAGCGCCCATTTCCCCAGTGGTGCTGATTGTCCCGTTACCAATAATACGGTTTGCAGTAATCACACCGTCAGCCCCATCTGTTGGAGACATATTCATGTAAGTCAACGTACTAATATCAGCAGTACCTAACGTAGCGTCAACAGCGTTAATAGTGTCTGCGGTAAAGTCACTAATAGAGCCGTTATCAGCACTCAGTGTATTCGTTTTAATCCGATTAGACTCAATGGCGTTAGCTGTAATAGTATCATCAATAGTCAGAGAGCCAACGTCAATCGCATCACTTCGCAGCGACTTTGCGTTAATTTCATTAGTAGTTAATTCCTTACTCGTTACTTTGTTGCCATGAATGTCAATAAATGTGTTGAGGTCAGAATGTCTTGGATTACTTACGTCAACGGATGCAGATGGAGAATGGCTAGACTCCCCTATGCAATCAAAGTACGTCAGACTGACAATGATATGCTCTTTCGTAGTGTAGTAGATAAACGAATGCTGTGTGTAGTCAACCGCAAATTTCACATTGTTAATATACACATTAGTACCAAGCCCATACGTAGGAGCTTTGAACGTAACTGTAATTTTATATTGGTCTTCGTTATCGTCAGTGCCGACCGTCACGTCAGGTGTTTCTGGTGTAGTCAACTGTGGAAATGAATAAGTAGAATCAAGAGCCGTAGAGTATTTCTCGCTAATACCAAAGTTAGCTGCGTAGATTGTACCGTTACGCTCTTTAGGAACGTACATATACGATTTACCACGAGACCTAATTAACAGCCCGTCATCAGTGCCGAAGTTATTATTCCCGTCTCGTAATTCTGTATACGTGTAAAACGCATTAGGTTGCTGCGTCCATTCAATCAGTAACCCATTTGCAGTAGTCGTAGTAGTTAGTGATGCTGGAGGCGTTGTATCTCTAACCTGTACAGGAATGAACGTAATAGCATCAGGCGCTTTGCTTTCTTCCGACCGTTTGCCATCATCTGTTACACCAATAGCAACTACCCTATAGCGATAGCCAGGTAATACGTTTGGAATAGTGGCGGTTAATGCACCGTCTTTCGACTGGTAAATACGCGCTCCTACCTGATTCCAATTTACTGACGTGTCGCCTTTCTGTGGAGCTTGCTGAAGGTTTAACAAGGCATACTTATAAACACGAGCATCATTAAAGTTGCCAGTCTCCCACGTAACTATCAGATTATAATAGTCACCAGACCTTTCGTATGTCATCTTTACATTTGATAACTGGTTACTGATAGTGGTAACGATGGTGTCGCCACCACCACCTCCACCACCAGAACCATTGCCAGTACCAGCATAGGTCGCGATATAGTTCAAGGACTTACGAACTGCATCAGCGAACTTACGACCATCACCTTGGGAGTCTGTTGGAATTGCTGCTACAAGCCTAGCTGCTTGTTTATTGAAGTCTGTTGCCATTTATTCACCTCATTTCGGAAGCAGTTTGGCGATACTGGTCGTGAAGTCCATCTCGGCTCCCATATCAAATCCATGATTCTGCATAGCCAATGTTACTACCATCTGCGCCACCATATTCAGTAAAGCAGGATTGAACCAGGCTATACCTTGCGGCAACGTATCCTGCAGTGTACGGAGAAACTTCGGTCTTGTCCAGTACCTGAACGTACACGGTAAATCGCCATAGCAGTACAACATATGATTATGTCTTTGTACTGGAGGTTTACCAGTTGGCATCCAATAATCTTTTGGGATTTCAATCTTACGCTCGTTCATCGTTAGGTATCCAGCAATCTCATCATAGTCCATCTGAATCATAATACCCCATGCCATATTGATAGCGTCGTTGATGTATGCAAGAAGCTCGTTATCTGTATAACCAGTTTCGATAGCGTCTGAGATTCGCTGTCTAATTGCGTACTGAGTTAAGAATTGTTCGCCAGTAATTCCAGTAAATGTAGTGGATGAGTTCTCGGTATCCGTAGGCAACCCTGGATTATCTGCCATTAGCTACCAGCCCCCTGTCCCTGTTGCACTTGCTGTCCCTGCATAGGGTCTGCCTCAAGGACAGTAGCATCAATAAGGCGTTTAAGCTGCCAATCTCTATAGAACGAAACTTTGTCTGTCAGAAGTTTAATCTTCGGACGCATAGCAAAATATCGAACAATCATAGGACATGGATACTCTTGGTCTAACAATTCCATATTTACCGTCTCCCCTTCTTCAGTAAAGGCGATAGGATACTGCCCCACAAACTCAATGAAATCACTTGGACGTTCCATTGTCTGCCCAGCTTCAATTTGAAACTCTTTAACAAATTCTGGAGTTTTACTATCCGAACATTCAAGAGACACCGTATCAATGGCGTTGTTAAGACAATAGATGAGTTCTTCGTCAGAGTATTTCAACTTGGACATATCGTTAAGTTTCTGACGTACCTTAATCAGTAGTTGGTTTACTGTCATTCAATCACCCCTTTACAAATAGAATGGAAGTTCTCTTGTGATTTCATAGTCATTGGCTTGACCGTTGGTCTCAGCAGAAACGGCGTTAGCAATGTCGTCGTCAGAGATAGAGCCATTGATATAGCCAATACACAATCTAACCAAGAGAAGATAAAAGAAATAAGGAAGTTCAATGATTTCATCCAAGTGATGAATCAATGGGACGTGTCTAAAATAAATCATAGTGTCGTCGGTGTCGGTGTAAATCTTTGTGCCACGGATGTGCCACTTAATCTTCTTACGTTCACCTTCCGACAGCTCTTCATCAGACAGCCACCCAGAGAAATTGATATAATCGTCTGGTAACTCTACGCCATACTTACGTGCTTTAACGGTTACTTCCTTTTTAACATACGGAGAGTCAAGCCGAACAAGCTCAAGGTTCACATATGTTAGTACATGGTTAATAGCTGTCACAAGTTCTTCATCAGAGTGACTACGATTATACAATTCGTTGAGTCCCATCAGGATGTCATTGGACAACCTTCTTGCACGAATGTACTCCATAATTCCTCCTTACATGTGGTCAACTGTCATAAACTCTGGGTTGTCCTTCAGCCACTGTTTGATATACTTGTTGAAACTCTCGTGGTCGCCACACGCCATAGCTTCTTTAGCACACTGGAGCGTAAGCTCCGTCGGGTCGTTCCAGCATTCATAAGGGATACGCCCAAGCCTTCGCCCACCTTTATGCTTCCCGAGATACGGGTCTTTCTTTCTGTCTTCGTAGCAGGAACGCATAATATCAGTTGCATCCCAAGTGTTAGTCAGTGACCAGTTACCATGTTTATCGACATCAACGTCTTGTCTTACAATGTTATTACTCATGTTATCTCCTTTTGATATAAGAAAAAAGGGGAGCCATAGGCTCCCCAATCTTCTATACGAGAACCTCCGTTACGGCGCAACGGTTGGAGTAATGGTCTCCACAACAACTGGTTTCGGATTAACCTTACCAGTCAGGTTCTTAATACGAGCGTTAGCATTCGGTGCGGTGCATTCGATAGATGCTACGCCAGTGATTACCTTTTCCTTGTAAGTACCGACTCTCGGCGGTTCTTCAGTATGGAACGGAATAAGGTAGCCAAGTTTCCAATACTGCGGGTCAAGCAGGTCAACCACATCGTCAGAGTACATACGGTGGGCTTCCAGACGAAGAGAACCAAAGTCAGTCTCGATGATTTCGAGAGAGGTGGTAATACTCTTGTCACCTGCCTGACGAATCGGCAGTGCACCCTGAGTGAAGTCAGCGCATCCGCGTTTGTTACGTGCGGACATAATAGCGACGGTCGGGTCGCCACCACGCTGCCAAGTCAGCTGCATTGCATCGTTCAGGAGGTCGAACGTAAGGTTGCCCTTAGCGACATCATTTGCTGCATCAATGCAGTTCTGGAAGGTGAGGGAAGTCATCGCAGTTTCTTCAACCTTACCTTCACCAGAGGAAACACCATGACCATTCGCGTCATACTTGACGGAGTTCATAGCACCTTCTGGGCTATCGTACAGGTAGAACGTATTAGCGTCCTTAACTGCTACGTAGTAGGCAACGTTTTCTTTACATTCAGCACCACCACGAACAATGAGGGCATCGCCGTTTACAAAGCCATGGTCGTTCAGGGTGAACACACCAGCAGTTACGGTTGCACCTTTCAGTTCATCTTCAAGGAAGTACGGGATACCACCGAAAGTACCAGCAACGTTTTCAGACATCGGGGTTGCAGTGGTGTTGTTGACGATAGCGTATTCAAGGTCTCCTGCGATTTCCTTACCAGCCTTAACGAACTGGTACGCTACTTCATCACGAACGCCGTACTTCTTGATAGCCTGAGTGATATCAGAGATGTTATCATTTGTGTTAGCTCATACTTTCATATGAGATCAGACTATATTATACTTAATCGGTGTTATCGTATAGTCGTTGGGATTTCATACGCTTTTCACGGTAATTATTTAACCTTTTCTGTTTGCGAACAATATTAAACTTTAGACCAGATTCTATAAATGACTTTAGGTTCATAGTGAAACTCAGCTGTACTTTGTTTTTTGTTTGTATTTCTCTTGTTTTCCCACACGAAACACCAAGGGATTGTAACATCCTCTTTATGTCGTATGTCCAAGAGTATGTGGTTCCATATCCCATCATCCATCTTGTATTACCGTTTGGATTGGAACGCTGTGAGACCCAACCATCGGAATCAAGTATGCCTTCTAAAAATTCTTTCTTCAATTCTTCGCTCCATTGGTATACATAGTCTGGGATATACCTACATCCAGCTGTGTCATCGACGAGCACTCTAAATTCTTTGGAACATACTTGAAGGTAGTATTTGTTAGTTCCTACTCTTTGATGGACTCGCACGTCTCTATTGATAAAACGCGATAAGCAATCAGCAACTTTATCAATAAATTCTTTATCAATACATTCAAATGAGTATGCGTAGGTGTTCCCTCTTTTGAAAACACTAGCACCCCCAAAGTAACAACCAAGTAAATAAGCATATGTCTTATCTGCGGGTTTCCTATTCATAATACATATCCTTTCTATTTTTACACTTTGGTAAGAAGGGCTTTAAGGGTTTCCTGCATATGGATAACTTTTATACGGGCAAACATTTACCCGTGCATGAACTGCTGAACGGTGTTGTACATCCAACGTCTCGGCACGGTTTCCGTGGTATCGAAGTTGATAACTTCAGGATGTTTATTTACCATTGCCGGACGGAGGGAGTCTCTCAGCCATTCATGTTTAGTGGATACTACAGACGTTTTGCCAAACATCTGAGTAAGTTTAGTTTTATCTGGGTCGAGGTTGGTAATGAAGTCGGACATATCTCTAACAGTACCAACGACGTTATAAGAGCGAAGGGCAGAACCTTTATTATGCGGGGCTGCTGCACCTGTAGCTGGCATACCTACTGCCATTGAGTTGTTACCTCTCTTTCAATTTATACGCCAAGCTCTTTCGCAAACCTAGATACGTATGCCGCCTGTTGGTCGTTAGTCATCTGACCAAGCGCAGCGTAGTCCATTGTTTTCTGTGCCTGTGGCATTGCACCACGGTTATTTGTCGGTTCGACATACGGTGGACGTACCTGCGGCTGGACAGGCCGAGGCATAGGCTGCGGAGCTTGCTGTGGCTGGTTGCCACGATGATAATACATATTCGATACGGCTTGCATGTAATTGTCAAGCACTTCCGCGTTACCAGTCTTGAGAGCGTCCTGTACTTCCACGTACATTTTGTACGGGAGATTCTGGAGGCTACTCAGAGCAAGCTGGTTAATCGTGTCGAAGTTAGGGTCTTGTCTATACTTAGCAGTTACCGATGCGATTCTCTGAGAAGCAGCTGCCTTTTCAGCTTCCTGCTGCTTCATCTCGTTGACCCTCTGGAGGGTGGCTGCTTTGACATTACCAACTTCGTTGACATATGCTGCCATATGTTTACTGTTGTACTCGTCAAAATCTTCACCAAAGAGCTGTTTAACTCGGTCTTTGCAATACGTATCAACCTGGTCGAGGTACGCTCTCTGGTCAGCCATAGCACGCTGCTGTACTTCTTCTGGGGACATCTGCGGCTGCTGGGGCTGAACATTCTGGGGCTGAGGGTTGTTCGCAAACTGCTGCATCATCATCTGTCGCTGCTGTTCGAGAGCCTGACGCTGAGCTGCGAGTTCCTGTGTCTTCCTAGTATAATCAGCCTGTCGCATATAACCATTACGCATTTCATCCATAGAAACCTGTACGTCCTGTCCATCTACGCGGACAGTCTGCATTTCTGGCTGTGGCTGTGGTACATTCTGCGGCGGTTCTGGGGCGGGTTCTGGTTCATCATCATAGTCGCCCATTGGCTCTCCAAAGAAAGCATCAGCGAAAGTGATGTCACCATTCTCGTCAATACCAAATGCAGGTTCGTCAGCGTCGTCGCCCTGTGGTGCAGTCTGCACGTCTGGATTATCCATTGGTGCAGGTGTTGCAGGAACAGGTTCCTGAGCTGGTTCTGGCATTGGCATTCCGTTCTGCATATCTTCCATAAAGTCCTCCTTTTGCACTCCGTAAAGGTTGGTGCAATAAAATATATATACGTCAATAGCCATGCAAAATTTGTTCGTTAAATAACGAGGTTTTGCACGGTTTTGACGAAAACTAACTGGCAGGGGAATTGGGAATTGAACCCAATCCTTCTGGGTCAAAGCCAGACGTACTATCCATTATACTATTCCCCAATGCTATATGTTCTACAGGTCGGCGTACGATATACGTTTTATAACATTGCGTATTGTTGTCGTCGAAACCCCAAACATGCTTGACAACTTCTTGTACGAAAGTTTGCCACTGTGATTTCGTATAAACGTAACATCACTACCTGACAACTTCCTATTGTTGATAAACCAATCCTTTTGACTAGCAATATGTAGGTGTTTATTAACGTTTTCCTTTCCAGTCACCCACTCCAAATTACTCAGTGCGTAATTTGATTTATCCTCGTCTATATGGTTTACCTCTGGTAAGTTATCTGGATTAGGTGTAAATGTTTCTGCTAACGCTTTATGTAGCCGTATCACTATTTGTATAAGAAAACTAACGAAGGCTCTGATTATATGTCACTAGATTAGACCACGGGTTAATGTTCAGCGCTTCGTGATTAGGTCTATCGCGTACATAAACACCGCTATTATCTGGGGCAGGGCTGCTAGGAGCGTCGTTATAGCCCTGACTATCGAGAGAATAGAAGTCTGCTACGGACGGGCCAGTCATATCGAAGCCACCAGTAGAACCAGAGTCGTCAGGTACACCAAGTGCCATAGCATCCTGAGTAGCTACTGGGCCATAGTTCTGTCGCATAGCCATTTCATACTCCATCTGCTTACGACGTTTTTCCCTTTCATACGCTTCATACTCTGCCTGTGTATGGTCAATACCACCGTTGTCACTAAGGTATTTATGGAAACCCCAGTTCACTCCTGTATTATCGCGGTTAGCAATTTGTTCGTCTGTCCATCCTGCATCTTTCATGAGCTGGATGCCTTTATCGTTGATAGTATCACCAGTGTTGGCATACGTCAGCGGTGCATTAGGAGTTCCAGACGGCAGAGTACGTGTAGCAAATTCATAAGAACCCGCTGCTGGTGTCGGCTTCATCTCATTACCGCTATCAATAGCGGCACGACCACGGTTAGCAGACTGTACCCAAGCGTTACTGTCGTCGTGCAGCGGTGCCTGAAACTTATTACGAAGCCGTTCTTGCTCCTTATCATATTCAGACATAGGGGCATCAGACTGTGCGTCTGGCTGTCTGCCAGCTGCGATATTATAAGAATTGGCGAGAGCTGTAGCCGCCTGACCTCTCTGGACGTTATCTTGTCGAGGGATACGCCTCGTGTAATTGATTGCCATTAGTAACCTCCTACTCCATTAGTCGGTTCAGCAGGAGCCCCGTTGGGAACCCTGTTATCCGCGGGCTGCTGACCAATTTGTTTGTCTGGAGAGAGGGCGTCACTGCCTTGTCGCACAGTGGAAGTAACTGCCCCTCCTGCTCCTTGTGGTGCAGATGCGTTCTGCATAGGCACTGCACTCTGACCAGTGTTGTTAGTGCTTGTTGGCAATGTGTGATTCAAGAATACTACCTGCACATAGGGGGGAAGTGAGTAGAGAACCTGAATCGGTAACGAGCCATACTGGAAGTAGTAAGCCACAACATCAGGGGGGAGAGTCTGAAGTGTAGTCTGAATAACCTGCGCTTCGAGCATAGCACGCTGCTGTGTAACAACAGGGTCAGTAATGTAGTCACCTGTATTTTTCATACCCATGTTTTCCATCCAACGCTTAACGATGTTGTAGATGTTATGGGGAGTTGCAACTGCAACACCTGCGGCGTTCACCTGCATGATAGCGGTCACGAGCGTCTGAAGCTGGGTACTCATAACTTCTTTGCTCTGAATGGAGAGACCAGCGTTTACAACCAAATCGAAAGAGCCAGACAAGTCGTCTGGTTTGATTTCCATTGGTTCCCCTGTTAATCGGATAACAGTGTTTTGGTCAATAAACTTTTGGTTCAAAGATATAAGAAAACGATATAGTTCATATACACCTGTTTCAGCAAACATACGAGCAATAAGTTCCAGTCGCTGATTGGATGCATTCATGATGGCATTGATACCGCTTGCGGTTTTGTTCAAGCTGGAAGCATCAAGACCTTGGTTATATCGCGTGACGCCTGTACGTTGTTCCTTCTGTCCCTCAGTCCATTCAAGGAAGTTGAACGTATAAGGGGCAATCTGGTTGACAGGCATAGACATCGCAACGTCATTCATCTGATATCCTGGCTTCTTACGAATGACGGCACGACCTTTGTTGAAGTCATCAACATTGATTGCGTCTGGTGCCAGAATCATCTTAGGGTCATTCGTCAGCGCTAGGTTGTGGATAATCTGACGAATCAGTGCCACCTTCAGATTCTGGATTTCGCCTACGAGTTCGGCATAAGAACGTTTAGACCAAATACGGTGTGGGTCTTGTGTCGGGGAAATCGCGAAGAATGGATGTCTACCCATGTAGTTCGGTTCGCAACGCAGGATATGGTCTTGACACAGTGTGATAATCATATCCTCAAGAATGCCATCACCGTTGATATCAATCTTCGTGTAGCACTCGTATAGAGTTACCTCTTCACGAGCTTCTTCTGCGGCGGAGTGGAAACCGTAATACTGGTCGCCAAGCACTTCTTCCATTTCAGTATCAGCTTCATCGAGCCCATACTTGGAGTGCCAATGCTCTGGCTTCACCTCTTCGACGTTAGCATACACGCCCTGTTGCTCCATCTTTCTGAGGTAAGACATAGTAACCCGTTTCTTGTGGGCAACAAAGTTTGCTTCGTCAAGAGTCTTTGCATCTGGCGAATATAAGAAATCGGAAATAAGAATGTTCTCAATCTTTGGAGCATTCTTCAAATAAAATGTGGAGTCGTAAACAACAGTATAATCGCCATACTTATCGGGGGCAGAGATAGATTCGACCTTTACACCAGTGTTAATCAGGGCTTGTAAGCTCTGAAAGTTGAGAACACACTGTACAGGTTCATAGCCCTCCTCTCTGTCCCAGTAACATTTAACAACACCAAGACCAGTAATAAGGGCATCTTTCATCCAGTTATACAGAATCGGGAAGAAATGGTTCTGTCTCTGCAACTGGAAAGAAATAAGGTCTTGCATAATCTCTGCGTTATGGTCATCTTGTGCATCTACGCCAGAGATACTGATTACATCATCGCCGCCAGTGAATACCTTCATGAGGGATGGCAGTGCCCATTCGATAGTATCTGTTACATCGGTAGATACTACGGAAGATGTTTTACTGAGCTTTGGGAACATTCTTTTGTAATATTCCTTATCGGCAAAGTAAATCTGGTATCGCTCCTTCATGGTAGGAATAATGACGGCATTCTGGTAATCTTCTGCTTCTTTGATATCAGACTTGACGATTTCAATAATGTTATCATTCAAGTCAGTGATATCAGTAATCTGTTCAGGGTCTATTTATATTACCTCCTTTCGTGACTCCTAGACATATAAGAATCACAAACCACCTGCAAGCTCGATGTCATCATCTGCTACATTCTCCCAAGCAGACAAAGGAGCTGTTGCAATCTGGTCTACATATGCCAAGGCATCTGGAATATCATCGTGTAACCCTTTCGGGAATGTCAGAAGTTCTTCCTGCAACTTAGTAACCCAGTCCATACCAACAGGGAACCAGATAGAACCCTGTGAGAATCTTGGCTGTAGCGCAGACTGAATACGAAGTTCCTTCTTTTCTTTCGCGGCAAGGTTCTCAATATAGAACCAGATGTTACGTCTAGGCATCTCCTTCTCTACGAAGTGCTTCATCGCCGCCTGAAATGCAACTTGTTCGATACCCACCGATACAGGGTGATACTTGGATACGTAATCAAACAGAACATTGATAGACTCAGAAGGATCCATGCGTTCAGCAGTACAATCAATAAGGAACCACTGATTAGCAGAATTGACAGCAGTAACCAGTACAACAGTATCATCGGCAGTCTCCTTTTTACTAACAGCTAAGTCCATCGTGATGTAGATATTACAGTTATGCCAGTCGAACTTAGACAGGTCGAAGTAACGGAAGTATTTCTTTTTGAAGATAGCCATCTCTGGAGACAGTGCAATACACATTTTCTCTCGTTCCCAGATGTCCAGTTTACCAAGTTTAGTAAAGTTATCACGTTCATTAGCGATATCATTTACTGGGAACATCTCTGGCCAGTTACTTTCCCCTGCTTCATTAAGAATAGGTACACGCATAAACGTAAAGTTCAGTTCATCAGGCTGTAATGCTACACGTTCAATGATACATTTGGCACCAAGGTTATTACCAATCATAAAGATACGGCAGTCTTTACCAAGGGAGAAGATATCAGACAGAAACCAATCCCAGTCTTTATCCTGTACGGTATCAGACATAGAGTCTTCCAAGTCCTGCGGGTCGTCGATAACTACAATAGAAGGTCGAAGGTCATGCCAGTTAAGACCACGGACAGAAGAACCTTTACCATACGCTTCCATATGGATAGTCATTGTCTGTTTTACTCCGTCAATCTCTTCACCAGTGTAGACTTCTACTTCAAATACGTCCTGACTTTGCTGATTAACCTTGCGAAGGTTCAGATTCAGTAGGGAATTGTGCAGATATTCGTCTGCGATTTCTTTTAGTCGTGCGTTAGCGCCCCTCTGTGTACTTTTAATAAGAACTACATACTGTCTTTTCTTGTTTGGGAACACAAGACAGTACAATGGAAACGCTCTGAGTACGATAGAAGACTTTGCTGACTGTCGAAATCCTTCTACAGCGTAGTTGGAATCACCATCTAGCAGGATTTCACTCCATTTATAGTGATACCAAGGGGATTTTACGTCATCATCCAGTGGTAGGAACAGTCTTCTGAAGGCAACTAGGTTATTTTTCGCTGCTTCGTACGCTTTTTGCAGCTCTTCTAGCTGACTCATGGTAGTTTTACACCCCTTTCTTTAAGGTTTCTAGGATAAAACGGGCGAATTGGTCCATGCAACTTGTGCTTCTGTTCCCACATTTGTGTCCCAGAAACATAATTGCGGTAGTTTTGGCGTCTTTTCCGTCTAAAAGTTTAGCGATGGCAGATAAATTTCCCTGACAACCGCCGACAAAAGAGATATTTTTGAGTTTACCGTCCTCGATATCAAAGGAAATTTCTTTGCTACACACACTGTTAGGTTTATAAGTATACATTTTACACCTCCTAAGTGATATAAGAAGAGAGAGATAGAGAGAGATATGGAGATTCCTTTAGTGTGATAAAGGAATATGTAGGTAGGAGCTTATATTTTTCTTGAGACTTGCATCTACGCGGCCGCGAGCGAGCGCGGGTACGCCAGACTGAAGCCCCACCCCCGTGGGGGGGAGGGGTAGGGGGTGGCATGAGGGCTGCACGCCCATGTTGTGCACTTGAATATATAAAATGATACAGAAGGAAGGACAAAATCAATCCCTTCCAAAAGTTATTCGTCACAAGAGTGACGGGAAAGAGAGGCTATTATGGCTATCGAAAAATCAAGCGGATTCATGGGGAACATCGAAAGAGCTATCAAGGTGGCAAAGTTGCCAGAATTGGGCAAAGTAACGGCCGAAAAGCCGATTAAAGTAGGGGACGCCGACGGCGTGACGTACTACAAAACAACGGTTGTCCTTGCGGTGGACGAACGTTTCCCCACCAAAGCGGGGAACGTGACAACGGCTATCATGATAGTGCCGTTGGACGGGGCAAAACAGTTTGCCACAGCTAGCGGGAACATCGTCAAAATGGACGGCATAGCCCCGTTTATCTATGCGGGTAGAGGCGCAAGCCACGTTTTCACCGTCGTGGACGGTGCGGGGGACGTAGTAAAGCGCCAGACAGGGCGGAAATCCGCACAGGCGGAAATCGACGCAATGCGAAAGCAACTTGACGCTATCATGGCGTTGCTGGCACAGAAACAGTAAAGCCAGCAAGAGAGAGGGGCGTAAGCCCCTTTTCTCTTTACCTATCCCTTTTGTACACTTGAGTATATAAAACGATACAGAAGGAAGGATGAAATACCTTCCAACGTGTTAGCCCGCAAGGGCAGAAAGAGAGGAAATCATGGAAATGAAATTGTACAAAATTATAATCGTTTACGAGTATAGAAATCGTGGCTTGTCGTCCCACGCTATAAAAAATAAAATCTTTCTTCTGTGCTCAGCCATTCTTCTACCAATTTTTCCCGCTGACTATAACGCGCGACGCGCTTCGTGCGTAGGGCCAACCCTTAGGCTAGGGATAGACATGAGGCAACCTACACGTGCCACGCAGGGTGAGGAAGGTATATAGGAGGAAGGAATAGGTTTTTCATAGGAAAATATAGGTTTTTCATAGGAAAATATAGGTTTTTTGGATTCAGAATCGGCAATCACATAATCGTAGAGGAAAACCACAACATAATCATAATATAATAAATAATTGAATATGGCTAACTAATTACAATCACAACTTCCTACTCCTATACTGCTATACTACTATATACTACTACTCCCTATATACTAATACTTAAAAGGTGGGCTAATAAATAATCTTTCGCCGTTTTCCGTTTAGGAAAATGTTTAGAACAACTTGCTTGTTCTTCGTTTTACATTAGGTTTTCTGCCAGCTTTCACTCACGAATTAAATTCGATTTCCCACGAAGAAACATGGACTTTTTGCCCTTATATCTAGCTTTCTATTCGAGTGGCTTGTCCTCATTAGTGCATTAGTGCAGGTACGTGGAATGATAGGGAAAACTGGGAGGTTGACAATCCACCGATGGGGGCTTTTGTGCACTTAACCTGACATGATGATTTGCCAAGGTTGAAAGGCAGTCAACCGACGGCAGACAACTGAATATCCTGCCAGATACGCGACAGGATAAGAGCTTGAGATAGCACTCGTAATAAAATAAAGCGAGAAAGCGTCAACAGAGCCAATTAGTAACGCCCAAACAGAGAGGGTAGAGCATACTCTCTAAACTTTCTTACGGATAAGTTACTAATAACCCCTGGTTGTTCTGGGTGAGTGAACAACAGTGAAAACGTACCTAAACCAATACTTGGCTATACGTTTAGTTTTTCTAGTGGGTGTTTTCCTAATAAAAGCCCACTTCCATCTATTTAGTTCCTGTGTTATTATGAAAGGGGTGAGAAACATGAGAAAGAAAACCAAAATCTCTCTTGAAGAGCATAACGATAATTTTATGCTCATGTTCGCTGGTATGTTGATGGGTGCGAGCATTTGTGCCATTGCCCATCTGTTCGTTAGCCTAATTAAATAGGCGGAAGGAAGAAAATCATGAGTATTATCCGTCAGAAATACCCCGTTACTGGCTGTCAGAACAGTCACTTTTTTGTAACAATCGGTGGCGTCGTTACCACTACGCTTACACAAGCGCAGAAATTTACCATTGGGAGCGTTGTGGAAGTAGATGCTCCCGTATGGCAGTTGTGCCAATCTCGGCACGATAATCCCATCGCTAATATGGGTGGGTTATTTCCGAAATGTCTGACTAATCCCATGGACATGTATGGGATGAAGAAAGATATCCTGGAAAAGATTAAGCCGTACTACGGCTTCGGTGACACACTCTTTTGTGTAGTCACTGGTATGTCCTCAGCACTGATTGCGTTAGTAAACGCATGCGCTGCTTTGGATGTGGAGCTTCAATTACTTCACTTCGACATTGTTCACGAATGCTATCAGATGCAGAAAGTGAATAACTACTATCTCGAAGAGAAAAAGGAACTCTACGGGAAGAATAAAAGACATGGCGAGGAAGATGATTTACTTACGGATGCAATACTGTATTCGATTTCTAGTTCTCGTTCTCATTAAGGCTTCTAAAGGGTTGTGCCATAAACAGCCCTATTCCATGGGGAGCTTCCCCCAAAAAAATATGATTTGCCCATTAGGGCAGAAAGGAGCCATTATCATGGCAAACGCAAAAATTGAGAAGAGAGACGGAAAGTTATTCTTAGTAGCAGAGCTGACGAAAGAAACTCGTCAGTATGCTCGTGATGGCAGAGGACACTCTGCTGGCGATAGCTACGAGGCTTTCATTGCCCACACCAGCGGCCTTGAATATGAGGACAAAATCTATCGCTTTGACCTCTCTATGCCAATGAAGGCTTGGAAGTCCGCAGATGACGCAGCTAAGAAGAAACTGCTCGCTACGTTGAAGAAACTCAATGCAGACAAAGCGGCTGAAATGAAAGACGCTTCTGTCGAAGAGATTACGGAAGCCATCAAAGAGCATGTAGTAAGCATGCTCGCTGGTCTCCAGTAAGAGAGGGGGTATTTCTATGAAATACTCCAAAGAGGCTTTCGTGAAGGCTATTTTGCATGGTTGTGCTGATAGCTATTTCATTGATGACAAGGGTCGTGTTCGTACCAGAACTGCGACCGTTGCATACAATAGAGTGATTGTACGAGATGGTAGGTCTCGTACAAAATACTCTATTCCTGGTTTCATGTATATGTTAGCAGGAATTATGGGCGTACAGCCCACTTATGACAATGTGCTTAATGGATTGAACACATTTGCTAATGTTTTGGCAGAAGGGAGATAAAACCATGCCAGCAACAACTAACCTTTTATTCGCTAATTTCTCCAATAAACTTGGGAGAATTATTACAGGGAGAAACTGCTCCCTTTTGGATGATGGTCGTCAGAGACGCCATTTCGGGGTTGAAATCGAAGCGTGCGATTACGCCCGTCACTCCTACGTAGATGAAGAGACCGCTTACGATGCTATCAACGAACTCTTCTCGCCGTTCGATAGTATTGGTGAAGACCTGTTTAAGGTTAAAGACGACTGTTCTTTGGCGGGTAATCATTTCGAGATGGTAACATCTCCAATGACGATGAATCTTCTTAGAAGTCTTAATTGGGAAGATTTCTTTAGACGGCTTCGGAATGCCGACTATAAGCAGACCGACTTCAATGAGTACGATAAAGCTGGCATTCACGTACATGTGAATCGCAGGTCACTTCATCATCCATTTGAGGCGGCTGTAAACGCACTGGCGTTTATCACAGAAAACGATGACACTATTCGTCGATTTGCACGTCGTTCTCAGAGCCAGTGGAATGATTGGTGCAGCACTCCATATCGGTTGTACAATGACATCGACGAATACCTTGACGAGATTAGAAACGGCGACTATAGCGCTTTTGGATGGGAATATACATCCAATATTCGGGTTGATGACACTAGATACCAGTCTGTCAACTTCTGTTCGTCAAGAACGTGGGAGTTGAGAATCTTCAATTCTACGCTGGAAGCTGAGGATATGCGTAATATTCTGGATTTTGCTGATGCTTTATGGATATTGGCAGATACAGACAGTTACGATATGAGTATCGAGGCTATGCACAACAAGCTGCTGGAGCTTGGTAATCCAATCGCAGCCAACCTGATGTATGAACCGCCGAAGGATACTCATGCATCTAACGACTACAGTTATCGTGATGAAGATGAGTATGACGAAGATGACGATTGGTAATCGTTAAATAGTGAGCCTATTGAGTGTGGGTAACTCTGTTACCCATACTAATAGCCCCATTATTTAGTAGGGGTAGTATTTAGTGGCTACAGAAGTAGCAGAAAGAGGTGCTTATGTGCGTTATCGCTTTTTATCCGAAAGGTCTGCCGTTTAACAATGGCGAACTGAAAAACTGCTTCAAGAATAACCCCGATGGAGCAGGTGTAATGTGGCAGGATGGTGGTAAAGTCCATATCAAAAAGGGTTTCATGAAGCAGAAAGCCTTTTTTAAGTTCCTGAAAACTCTTCCTACAGACGTTGATAGAGTGCTTCATTTCAGAATCGCTACGTCTGGTAAGGTAAGTGGTGCGTGCTGCCATCCATTCCCAGTCGCAAACGATTTCAAGACAATGATGCAGACTGAGATTGAAGTTCCAGTCGCTTACGCCCATAACGGTGTGCTGACTGATTACACGCCTAAAGAAGGGATGAAATCTCCGTTCTCTGATACGATGGTCTTTGGTAAAGAAGTTCTCGACCATTTGGTGAGGAAACATGTTGACCTTTTCGACCCAGTTATCGACGTAATGATTGAATCGACTATTGATGGCGACAGAATGGCTATCATGAATGACCATGAAGTCGTTACAATGGGGAAATTCATCACGAGTACAGTCAGTGGCGCTCAGTATTCCAACAGCTCTTACTCTTACGATAGAAGCCTGTGGAAATCGTATACCTACGGTGGTGGGTATTACGATACTTGCGGATACTATCACGTCGGTTATAACACGAACACAACCGTACCAAAGAGAGAGTCGAGAAGGACAGACACAAAAGATTCCAAAAGCACCACTATTGTGAAGGAAGCTGACGACGGACTCTCTTGTGTCAGTTTCATGGCAGAGATTACGTTTAATCCATCAGCCCACGCACTTGTTGGTTACACTCGTAACGACTATGAACAGTTTGTTTTGGACAATCTGGAAGCGTATAACGTCTATGGTCTCGACCTCAATATCTCGGCTATAGGAGAACACTCTATGACGCTCACAGTCGAATGCATGATGTATGCAGATGACGCTCTCGCACAGTTCTACAATGTCTACGAAGGGAAAACCTTCCGTGACGTATGGGAAAGCAACGGTGCGTTACATGAGAATGTCAGTGTAGACATCGCAATATCGGATGTTAATTTTGACACCATTGCGTAATTAGAAAGGAGACTAATACATGCCTAGATATTGTCAATTCACAGAGAATGTCCGATTCCATCGCTCCTTGGCTAATATGCCACACGAACATGGGATTGTAGGGGTCGGACTTGCTAGTTCTCGTAGTCGTTCATTGAGCCATAACGTCAGAACTGTTCTGCGTGACGTACAGGACTGTGTTGACCAGCACCAGTTTCTGCCAGATAACTTCATTTGGTGTACTCACGAAGAATATGAACATAACTGGCCGTATTTGGCGAACGAGTTACTGAGAACACGCCCGACTACGACGGATACTAGTCCGATTGTCCCTGCAATAGATATGCCAAAGTTTTCGATAGGTATTACGAAGAATTTGGATATTATCACAAGAGACTCGAATGGTCGTTGGATTTATCTTGAGAAAACTGGTAACACTGTTGAGGTAGTTCTCTCTGATGTTGCACCTGATTGTCTCGTTGTTTATCGCACTGGAGATAGCAATGTATCAAAACACCTCTCGGAGAACAGGTATTGGGTAACTGTTCGTGGCGGTAATTATGTAATCGTAAGACCGCCAATTAACTGTCCAAATGATATCCGTGTCCCATACGGTTCATTTTTGAACTCGCGATTCGTATTCCATGGTGACAATAGCTACGTCATGGAGTCGGTGATTTCAACCCATGTGTTCCTTGTTGGAAACGAAGAAATCACGACGTTTTCGTATCCACGGAGCGGGGTGTACGGACAGCTTGTCCTTCATGAGAATGGCACCAAAGTATACATGACACTTACGCCAGTTTACCCAGATATTTTCGGTTGCAAACTTACACGTAAGTACAGAGTCCCTATTATGTCTGCCTTTGATGTGTCACCTTCTGCGCTCTGTAGCAAATTGTCTGATGCATACAACATCAATACGATTGATGATGAGTATGTAGACTGCTTGAATGGTGACACTCTTACGTATGATTCACATCCTACACTGTGCCACGGAATACCGACAAGAGAGGCAGCATTCAGAAACAATTTTGTGACTGAAGATGGCGTTCATCGTTCTGTGTGGCTTCGTTCAATGTCTGTTGACGAAGATGGCAATAAGGTGTACAGGAACTTCGATGACGGATTCATGATGAACATGCTGAGAAACGTTCCGTTTAACGCAATACGGAATTGTCTTATGGAGTACGAAGGGGAAAGCTATCGGTGGGACGGCAGAAACTCCGCATGGATTCGTGCGGCTGATGCCGTATATATCCCACCAAGAGCTTCACGAAGCGCACTCGATATCTTTACACATAGTCGGTTCGTCAGGTGCGTAGAATGCCCGTTGTGTCATTCAAAGACTATGGTAGGCGGTAGGTATACGTTCACCTATTTCATTGATGGGAAGAAGTATTCTAAACCGATGTGCGACCGCTGCGTTTCTACCCTTTTCGACGGTAATCCACTGGATATTCCGATTGAAGATGGCAGTGTATTGCACGTAAATAGCTGTGACGTATGCGGCTGCGATGGAGAATATACGTTGTCAAAATGGTGGGTACGTATACCTGGTGAAGAAGAGGGTTTCATCGACGAGTATACGACATGGAATCACGAAACACAGCAGTGGGAACTTATAAACGATGGAGATGGTACGACGTACCTTGCTTTCACGCCTAGAGGATACGTTCTCACTGAACGCTATTGCACTCATATCAATGGGTATTTCTACAAGCCAGAGCCTATCTTCTTTAAGGGTAATGACGAGAACACACACAAGTTCTTCGGAATTGAACTTGAAGTTATGGATGGCGGCGAAGACTCTGATAATGCAAAAGAAGTATGCCGTAACCACGAGGAACTGTACGCAAAACATGACGGTTCGTTGACGAACGGCATGGAATTGGTATCACATCCATGTACTGTTAGCTGGCACTTAACACATCTGTGGACTGATGTTTTAACAAGACTTCGCGCGTTGCGTTATCATGCTCGTAATGGTAGCGGTATTCATGTACATGTATCGAGAAAGTATTGGGAAAACAATGGTGGAGCTTGTCACATTGCAAACTTGATTACGTTCTGCGACATGAACAGGAAAGCACTGAGACTCTATGCGGATAGAGAGGAAGAAACATTCGACCACTGGACGCATAGCTACATGTCTCCATCTGCTACAAAGAAAACCGTTTCTGCAACGTTAGGAACGTTAGGCGATACCGAAGAAGCAATGCAGGATATGTACGAAAGATACAGTGGAGTTACAGACCATTATTCTGTAGTCAATCTGAGCAATGCTACAACGGTAGAGATTCGAGCATTTGCAAGTACGCTGAGTATAACTCGTATGCATAGTATCATCCAGTTCGTTGACGTATTAACAGAACTGTCTACTGAAGCAACGTTAGGCAATCCGATTACGTTCGGACTTATCCAGACAAGAGCACAGGATAAAGGATATACTGCCCTGTTACAAGACCCGAAGTTCGCTGAAGCTATCGAGGAAAGTAACCGTCATGTAGATACTCGTATTTGCTCCTAGAGAAATACCAATTAGATGGCGTTAGTCTTATGAAAAGAAAGGACACATTCATACAAGCTGACAGTATGGGTATGGGAAAGACTGCACAAGCAATCGAGTACATGAAACAAACTACCGACTGTCACTTTATTGTAGTGTGTCCTTCTTCTCTTAAATCTAACTGGTGTCGCGAACTCAATGACTGGTTAGGCATAACAGTTAAACCCGACGTCTACACGGGGGATATTATTGTGACTAACTACGAGAAAGTAGGACGCATGATAGATATGATTGGTGATTATGTGTATAATTTTAAGGGGGTAATATTTGACGAAGCACACATGATTAAAAATGTATACGCTGGTAGAACGTATGAAGCTAAACGCCTTGTCGATAAAGTTGGCAATCCAATGATGTTGACAGGCACACCAATACTGAATAGGCCTAACGATTTGTTAGGCCTATTGTACGTTGGTGGTAAGCTATCAGAGTTCGGTGGCATTGATGCATACACACGGCGATACATCCCCAATGTAGAAAAAGATAATGCCATTTTCTATTGTAACTTTGCACATCTCGATGAGCTACACGAAAAGATAGAACCTTTTGTTTGTCGCCGTCGATGGTGTGATATTCGCCGCCCAACATTCCCGATTAAGAAAACGGAAGTAACGCTAGGTAGTTTTGCTAACGCTCCATTATCATCAGTCAACATCACCAACATACAGAAGGTGGAGAATGAGGTAATGAATCGTAAGCTACCTCTAGTTGTACGCTGGATTCAAAGGGATTACGATACGCATCATGAGCCGTTGGTTGTGTTCGCTAATCATCGGCAAATGATAGACGTATTAAGTGCGGTGTTCCCCAATAGCACTGTAGTGTATGGTGGTATGACGTACAAAGAAAAGGAACAGAACGTACAGAAGTTCCTGAATGGTGACGCCGATATTATCCTATGCTCGTTAGCTTGTGCTGCTTGCGGACTTAATTTAGTTCGCTCTCATAGGGTTGTGTTCGCAGAGTTCCCTTGGACTAAAGGGATATACGAACAGGCTATTGCTAGGTGTGCAAGACGAGGGCAAACTAAAACTACAGAAGTGTTCGCATTGATTATGGAAAACAGTTACGATAGGTATCGACTAGAACAAATGAGATGGAAGTCTGCGATAGCCGATGATATTATTGACGGAAAGGATAAGAAAGATGGAAGATATTATCTTGGTAATTTACCTCATAGTGTCCTTGCTTGTCTTGAAGATGGTAGTATAGATACATCACCATACTTCGGCATGGATATTTACTCCGATGAATTTACCATAGCTATCGCAGAGATGTCACGCGATTGGTTGCTTGCCAATACACAAGTGAAAGGTAACGAGGATATATACTGGGAGTGTGTGTTCTGTTGTTTCACACAATATGTATTTGGCACGGCTATTAGTATGCTGTCGCAAGGTTTGTCATACGATATGTCTAACCTAAGCAACATGAATTTACTATCAGATATGTCTGGCTATGGTGTGAAAACATTGCAAGCTAGATACACATGGTTCCTCAATCGGTGTAAGCAGTTAGGATTTGACCAGACATGGATATTCCTAGTCCGATTCAATCCATAAACACGACATACTAAAAGGGCGTAACTCGTATGGGTTACGCCCTTTTTTTTATTTGTTTTCTATCGTCGTGATACTAGGGTTGCTCTTATCGCCCTCAAGTTCCAGCGTCTTAAAGCGTTGTAACAAGTCGTAAGTAATCTTACTATCGGTGGAAATAAATTTATTCTCCGTAACTTCTCTCTTATCAGGTGCTGCAAGTCCAGCTCTATCTAAGATGTCTTTGCTTGCGTTAAACCTAACAAGTTCTGAACGTGCGTTAAAGGCTAGGTCTTTTAGGTTCTCATAAATCAATGCGCTATCATCAAGGAACTGCTGTCTCATTGCCTCTTGCTTATCCGCGATAAGTTCTTTCTGTACTTGAGTTAAGCCGCCTGTCTTTCCTATCGAACCTCTTGCTGTCTTAATTGGTACGCCAGCCGATACCTGTTCGACTACCTGAATGTCATCGTCAGTGACGTAGCGTTGATAGCTTCGTCCTTTTCTACCAGCTTTCCCATCCTTACGATTGAAATGTTTATCTCCGTACTCTTTTAGTGCCGACAATAAATCACCTCCCTATATAGTCATGCCAGCATCCATCGCTAACTTTAACTGTTCATTCCACATAGGATTTAAGAATCTATTCTTAGTGTCACCACTCATTTGACAGATAAAATATCCCATAGGTAACGGGCGACCGCCGCCCTTCTTAATGTAATCTGGGTACGCCTGAAAGGATGGTTGCTTAATCTCCCATACTGTTCTAGCTACTGGGCATTTAGCAAATACATTATGCTGAATACTAATCTTTGGTGTAGCTGACGGTGCATGTCTATGTTCTTTCCATACACAATCAGCATTGAAGTAATCATATGCATCCCGTCTTACTACATGCTTATGGATAATGTAATGCACGTAGCAATTCTTGTTGACATTAAAGTACACAATACCCTGACTACCTTTGTATAAATTCCTGTCACCTAAGAGCGAAGCTACCACACCTTCAACGCTGATATAGGTGTCGCTGTATACTCTGTCTGGATGGTTGCCTGATATAATACCTAAGAGTTTACCGCTATCATACAAAGGTTTAATGTCATCAACGAGTGCATAGATTTGTTTATCCCCACTCAGAGTTTCCTCAATGATACTACCCTTACTGTTTCTTGTCACCGTGTTAGTTGCATCACCGCCGATTACAACCTTCACATTATCGGGTAGACCATTTAAGAACTCAATCTCATTCTTGAAATAGTCTCTGTCATTTAACCCCTCGTGAATGTCAGATAACACAGCGAGATAACCAAAGTCACTATCAACTCTGCACTGCATTACGTGTTGCTTTAATGTTTCTTGGATAACTTTTTCTTGCGTAGCCATACATCCTCCAAATACTGTCTCATATCTGTACCATACTTACCATTAAGTAAGTCACATCTAATATCTTTAATCCACTTATCGTACTCTTCGGTACATGGTTTACCTAATCGCTCTTGCCAATCTGGATACCTATCCTTAATCGTAGAGAGAAACAGGTCTAGCATATCCTGTTCCTCATCCTCGATTAGAGTTTCTTCTATGCTAGGGGCACAGGGTTCCTTGCACATGTAGTTCATTGGCATCTTGTTGAACATCTTGAGAGCGATGCGTGTTTCACAATACGCACATTGCCGTTCGTTAAGTCTAGTGATTCTTCTGATAGATGAACATACCTGCTTGTCATTCAGTTTGCCAGCTCGGTACTCGTCTATCATACGGTTCATAAACTTAACTGTGTTAGGCCCTTTCGCCACTCATATCACCTCTTACACCGCGCACCCCGACGCACCACACGAATCACACTGCCAGCAATGACCCGATAACTTTACGTTCTTGCTATGACATTCTGGACATTCCATTTCTCTTGGTCTGTCCTCGACTTCTACTTCCTGCACAATAGGTTCATGTGAATCAAGAGTATACGCATCGTTCAATGTCATGCCCACTGCAAACCCTACGCTATCTGCGTTCAGCTTGAACAACTGTTTAATGATAGCATCAATGCTTACACCACACCGCATCGAGAGTGAGATAAGTCTAGTGATACCATCGACTTCATCCTTATGGCGTTCACTGTTTACAAAAATCTCAAACAGTTTATCGTCCTTCCAGTTGACTGTGATATACAATTTAGTACCATCGCCCATCACCTGTGTATAGGTTTTGCCAACAAGCGTACCAATATCACCACGGCGTTCTGGTTTAAGACTATCATGAAGAATGGTAGGCTTCTCTTCCTTCTTACTCAGTCCAAGGATATTACCTCTCGCACAGTTATCTCTGAATACAGTGATACCTTTACACCCTGCTTGCCATGCCGCATCATAGATAGCGAAGATGTCATCAGGTGTAGCAGACTCTGGCAGATTAACCGTAGAACTGATAGAGTTATCTACGTACTTCTGCATAGTTGCCTGTGTTAAGATACGTCGAATCGGTTCAACGTCATGAGACTCGATAACATATGGGAACATCTTCTTAATATCTTCCGCACTCGTATCCATCGGCAGCTCATTTCTTGCAAGCAAGTCCTCGATAGAATGTGAGAATACTCTGAACGTCTTACCCTGTTCTTCAAGTTTGTGTGTAGTTCTTTCGTAGTACAGTTTATAGATTGGTTCACAACCACCAGTATATCTACCAGCCAGCAGACTAATGCTACCAGTCGGAGCAACGCTAATAATCTGTCCGTTAAGTAAGCCGTGTTCCTTCACACATTCCTTTGTGTCATCATCAAGGGACTGGAAGAATTTAGAATCAGCTGTCTTGTCATAATCATATTCACCAAACGTATTGAAGTAATCCTGACACAGTAAAGCCGATGCCTTCACTGCTTCGTTCGTAAGGCAGTGAAACAATTTACGGGTAAACTCCAGTGCTTTCTCGCTCCCGTATTCCAGTCCAAGTTCAACAAGCATGTCAGCATATCCGAACACACCTAACCCAATCGGTCTCCAGTCACGGATGTACTTACGGTTCTCTTCATATGGCTGCTTATCATACGAGTAATCAAGTGCATCGTTCAGTGCTCGAACCGCAACATGCACTGTATCAATGAACGAATCCCAGCAGAACTTACCAGTGGGCATGTGTACGAACTTAGCTAAGTTGATACTACCTAAGTTACATGAACCCCACGCACCCAGCGGAAGTTCTGCACACGGGTTGGTCGTAAGGATATGGAAGTTATCATATCCAGACAACAGGTTATATTCATCGAACCTGTCAATGAATAACGCACCTGGGTCTCCCCAATTCCACTGACATTCGCAGAACTTCTTAAAAAACTCACGAGCCTTAATTGTTTTCTCGATGTGTTCACCTGTAGACTTCACATCAAACTTCAATGTGTATGGTTTGTCACAGTCTACCGCAGTCATAAACTCATCAGTGAATTTAATAGACACGTTCATAGACTGAAGCCTATCACCTTTCATCTTAGTATCAAGCAGCTCTTCAATATCAGGATGGGAGCAATCAATAGATACCATCGTTGCTCCGCGTCTACCGTGCTGACTGATAACGTTACCAGTCTCGTTGAACAAATCAAGGAACGACACAGCACCAGTAGAACTCTTAGCTGCGTTGTTTACTTTAGCGTTACGTGGACGGAGAATAGAAATGTCTGTACCAACTCCGCCACCTTTACTAAAGATACGAGCCATGTGTTTGTTCGCTTCATAGATTGCTTCGATAGTGTCATCCTCGATAGGAACTACGTAGCAGTTACTACCTGCCGCATTGATTTCATTCTTGCGTCCTGCAAGGTACATAGTCCTTCCGCCGAAGAAGAAAGCACCATTAGCTAACAGGCATTCAACTCTATCCCTAATGCTCTCGTCACAAATACTAGCCACCCTCTGACAAAACATAGCAGGGGATTCCATATCATCCTTCGCATACTTGGCACGGAATACATTGTATGCTACTTCATCTTTTGCCCAAAGCACTTCTTCATTGCACATCATAATCTATCGCTAATCCCTTTCTTGTACTTAATTACTTTAATAGAATCGTCTGTCTTTGGTAGCGGGTACACATGTACTCGCAGGTCTTTGTTTGTTACGTTATCGTCTACCAGTTTTTTTACTTCATCCTGGTCGCCAGCTAATCCCACGCATCTGGGCATGCCTCTGGAATCAAAGACAACAACCGCGTATCCGGTAAGTCGCATCCTCTAGCCTCCACTAATTCCTTAAAATATGGTAATCGTTTATACATCCACGCACAGAAATATCTCCATTCATCTAACTGATGATTGATTCTCTGCGTGTACATTGTCATAAGCTGTAAGTAATTCGTTGTTACTCTAGCTTCTTCCAACATGCCGACTGGCACAGAATAGATTAGTTCCCTCTTAATCTTCGGTGGCATTGGTACTCCCTTGTACCTATCAAGCAAGTCATCTCTATACTTGATGAACGCATCAATCACTGGGCTCGTTGTACCAAGTGCGCCAACCTCACTCTGTGCGAAATGGTTTGGTGTCAAGACGAACTTTGGATTGGCAATGTTATGCATGATAGATTGGCTCATAACAATCTGGAACCAGTGGTATCTCTGTGCCTGTTGCCACCACTTGACACTAGCAATGATAGAGAACTGAACATTAACACCTGTAAGCATATTAGCTTCGCCACTATTCAGTGGTTTAGATACAAGGCTCTTCATTACATTCATGCCACGGTCGGCACTCAGCTGTGAACCATACGACAACCCAATAGCCTTCGCCGATTCTTCCAGTCCTGTTACTTTCTCATCCAGAATAATCATTCTGTACCTACCTTCTTTCCTGCTCTATCAACTCTACCCTTATGTCTAGGGTTGCGTCCAAATCTGAATGCGTGCAGTGGGCAATTAACATTACCACACTGAGCCACTTCATTCCTGTCATAGCATACACAATCAAGGCAGTGTAGCTTAATGGCTTTGAGTGGCGTTAGCTTACCGCTCGCAATCTCCTGTAACATCTTTGCTCTTCCTGCTTCTTCCTTACTAATCCTAGCCATTCAAATCACCTATTCCTTTTCTGTTTCGTATCTCGGTACGCCACGATTAAACGCTACGTTATTCTTCATATCAAAGTACACTCTGTTCAGGAACTTGATAGCTGCTTCAAGCAATCGAATCGCATACTGTACTTCAGCTACCTTCTCCCATGCACCCTGACATTCCTCATCTGTAAGGGTATGTCTATCTCCCACTGCTACCTTGCTACTATATTCCGAGGACTTCTCGGCAGTCAGTGCCTTTGCTTTCTGTTCCGTGAGTGCGAGTTCTTTATACATCCAAGCCACTCGACTATCGAAAGTTTCCATCAGCGTAGACGCAGTAACCATCAGGCGATACGCACTAGCTGGGTCGTTGTCCTGTACGGTAGGATACTTTTCCTTCACAGCGTTATACTGTTTCAGAAGTTCATCTTCCATATTGTCACCTCAATTATTCCACATGTCAGTGTAGATACTGTCATCAATCTCAGCCATCTTTTCAGTAGCCAACTCACCGTCACGAACCTTATCACTCAGGTAGGATACAAATGCATCCTTTGCTTTGAGAAGATTCCGCCAACCCTCAAAGTCCTTTGGGTCACATGACAGGATGTTGGAAATAATAGCCTTGGTATACTGCTCATCGAAATCGCCCAGTAACTCAAGCATCTTCTGGGCGTCGTGTCCGAGCTGTTCATTCAAGGCTAACTGCTGTTCCTCAGACATCGAGCTTGTTAATTTCTACGGCATTTACTTTGGCGGCAAGTTTCATAAGCAGTCTCTGTGCATCTTCATACGTGTTGACGATAGCCAGAATCTGTCCACGACTGGAACCATCTGGAATACCCATCAGCATATACCCAGTAACCTCATTGTTTTCCTTGTCTTTCATTGCCTTAATGTACAGGTCTACAACTCTCATCATTTTGTTTTCTTTGTCGGATACTACAAACATATTAAACACCTTTTGCCTTTCTGCAATCATAGAAGATATCATATACATCTTCTCTCACACAATAAATGTTATCCCTATAGTTATAACCTAAGACAACTATGTGGCTGTTGTCTTGGTTGAAAAAATTATGTAACCACTTGTTACGCTTGTCCTCTTTCTCTACGATGTTTATCTTACCACCACACAAGTAAGATAAGAAAGCCTCGTCGCTCATCATGTAACAGAAACCTTTATAGTGGTAACAGTCTACGTCGGGTAACTCGTTAAAGAGTTTCTCGTGCGTAGACATATGCTTACATTCGATAAGATACTTCTCGTCCTTAATCTCTACCTGTAGGTCAGCCGCCAAGCTACTACGTAGGCAAGGGATTAAACCGCTGGACTTGAGTGCGCCACTCATCGGTGTCTTGTAGACAGGCAAACCCATGGCAATCATTCGAGCCAGTACCCTACGTTCAAACGTCCTACCACTACGTCGGTTTCGTTTACCCATTGCGACTCTTAGTGGGTCTTTCCGACGTGACATCCTCTTCGTCCCCCTCCCCAGCGTAGTGATATACTCCGTTGTTCTCGAGTGCATAGAGTGCCAGCAGGTCGTACATAATACAATGGATAAGTCTTTCTCTAACGTGACCGCTATCAATGCCGTACCTGAGAAGCGCAACTTCATCATCGTCCTTGAATAAGAAGATGGTACGCAGTACATCGTCAAGCGTTGGAACGCCACCTACTCGTCTAGCCGCCGAGTCATACATACCAGCGAGTACCTGACCATCGCCAGTATACTTATTGCATTCATGGATAATCTTATCTCGGACATTATCGAACACAGCATTAACAAAGTCATAGTACGTAGCCTTGTCGCCCATGGTTGTCGGTCTGATTACCTCGGTAGCATTTCCATTGGTGTCAAGTGCTTCCTTAACCTTCTTACCCAGCGCGTCCGCTTCTGTCGCATCCCTCATAGCCTGTGCCAGTACGTCGTAAAGCGTCTGAATATACTTCGGGTCAATCATTTGTCTTCATCTCCTTGCTCTTCCCAGTGTACTTATTAAGAACTCTCACGACATCAGCTACCTGTTCATGGTCTTCAATACCAAGAGCTGCCAAAAGTCCGCCAAGCAGTACCTTTGCCGCGCCATTACCATCCATGTTAGTATCAAAACTGATGTCAGCACTACCGTCTTCTACGTCTTTCCACGTTACTGTTACTGTCTTAGTTGATGTGTCCTGCATGTTTGTATTTCCTTTCGCTCTTAAAATCTTCTACCATATCCGCCATCGTTTCAAAGATTTTGGTAGCTTCATCTTCTGTCATTTCGTATGTAGCCATCAGTCCAAGGAACAATGCGGTAGCAGTCATCGGCGTTTCTACATCAGAGTCTACTTTAATATCTACGCCCTGACTAGAAAGTGTAGCTTTTACTGCAACGTTCATTTCCTTTTTGTCGTTAAGTTTGTATGTTACGTTATTCATTTTATGTCTCCTTCATGTTTGCATATGGGCATCTATCTTTTACGTTACAGAACCTCTCACATTTCATACCTCCCCAACGCTCTCTGTAACTACACTGCTTTGGAAGTAGCCCTGTTTCCATCGCGTGTACTAAGTTGTCGGCTTTCGCTTTCATGTATTTGCTAACCCAGTGGTCGCTAATCTTGTTTACTTCTACCAGATATGCTGGCTGCATAACGCCACGGGATTCAGCCATATAAGTATTACCATCGCGAACAATCATCTCACATATCATCTTCTTCGCTGTCTTACCCAGACACTTCTGTAGCTTCATGCGATAATCATTCAACTGAATTGCGAGGTCAAGTCTACCGCTACCATGTACTCCATCGTATGTGAAGTACGTTCTATACTTTGGCTTGCCGTTCTTGTATAAACCAACCTGTTCCTTATGCTTTACAGCACCAAGAACCTTAGCCGCTTTATAACTCCCATAGGTTTTGTCATCGTATAGGTAGCCAGTGTTCTCCTCGTCTGTTGCTTCTTCATCGAAGTAGTCAAACGCACCAGTAGAAACTCCATCGTCCAACCGCTTCTCTGTCATTGCATTTCCTTCTGTGTTATCTTCCAGTGCTTCATGCACCGCAGTGCCATGCAATGCGAACACCGACTGCATCGGGTCAATCGTGTATGGCTCTGTCAGTTTCAAGTATTCTTCCAGCGTACCGTTCAGTAGCTGTGTTGTACTAGGTCTGCCAGTCCATCTACGTTCGGCGGCGATAGCTAACAATGCTCGCCTAGATAAGCATCGACCGCATGGTACGTATAACATACCAGTTGTAGGGTTCAGCTTACCTTCTAGTCGGCAATGCTTTAAGCATTCATTCACTGGACATTCTCTTCCGTCTGGGCATCTGTAATGTGTAAGTGGCATTAGTCTTCATCCTCGCAATCTTCTAGTACACTCTTGTCTCTGTTCCACTTCATCATAAATCTAGTAGAACCTAACTGATAACCTCTGACTTTCGCCAGATTAAATCGTGTAACGCCGTGCCATTTCTGCTCTGCTTCGAGTCCGATTCCTGGTCTCAGGTCTGGTCTCCACATGAGTAAGCAGATGTCAGCACTCGCTTCGATATCACCAGCTCCTTTCAGTAAGTTCATTGTTGGTTCTTCGTACTGATTACTCTGACGATTAAGCTGGCTCAACATTACGAAGATTAAGTCTTTGTCTTTTGCGATTCTCTTCATCGCCTTTGCCTGTTGAGCAGCCCCGTCATACTCCTCAGTACCTTTCAGGTATTGGAAATAGTCACAGACAACCATGTCTACTGGTCTATCGAACAGCCCCTTGGCGTTGATAGCTGAGATAGTTCTATCAATCTCATCCATGGTTACTCCGTTCTTATCTATAATTATAAGCCTATTTCCAATTTTGTCAAGTTGTTTTTTTATTTCTTCGGAGTTAGCAAAGTGTTCTCGTACCTGATAGAACGGACAGCCAATCAGCTTAGCCAGAATCCATTCAAGTACATTACCCTTACTCATCTCCTGCGAAAAGAATACAACTCGCATGTCGTTGTGTAAGATACTCTTTAAGATGTAGTCGATAGCGAAAGAAGTTTTACCACTTCCGCTATACGCTCCCACGACAACCACCTGTCCTTTCATAATACCACCAACGCAGCTATCAATACCAGCGATACCCGTCTTGAATATCCCCTTCTCGTACAGTTTGCCAAGGTCTCCTAAGCAATCGTACAGTGTAGCCGCACTATCGGTTAAAGAATCTACTTCATCTCCGTCAAGGTCGAACGCATCTTTCAAATCAGTTGCGTCTTTGCCCCAACGCTTTGCTAGAATATCAACCAAGTCTGCCTTTACCATCTGGTTCTTTACAGTTTTCATAAACTCTGTTGCGTATGAATACTGGTCTTCGATGGAGTTACATTCGTCCAACTTACGGACAAGAACAAACTGGTCGATGTATACTGTCGGCAATCCCTTAACGTCTACGCCATTGACTAACGCATCGTTCATATCCTTGCACCCATCGGGCAGAGGACAAACCCTGACGTTAAAGTTTGTTATACTATTGAACCTTTCACGAACTCTGTCGATATGTTTCAACCCAGGTTCATCCATGTCTGGTACAAGTATAATCTGTGTGTTGGGTGGTACGGTCTTATTCAATAACTGAATCTGTTCCTTACCAATCTCCGCTCCACAATATCCAGCGGTGGGCAATCCCATTTCAGTACCTGACATTACGTCGAAGTACCCTTCCACCAGATAAAGAATACCACCACCAATCTTGCGAGATACGTTCAAGCCATATAGTGTTTCACTCTTGTCAAACACTTCACTGTTCTTTGAGTTCTTGTACTTGTATTTCGCATTGAAGTATCGTTTAGCGATAGCGACTGGCTGGTCGTTGACATTGTAAATCGGAATAACCAAACTACCAGATGCTTGTTTATCTGCGCCAAGATGGAATAGTCTAGCTACATCTTCTCCGATTCCTCTCTTGCTCAGATAACTCTGAAGCTCTTCGTTCGATTCAAGATTGCGGCTGGCTGTCACCACTCTATGTCTATAGTCCTGAATCAAATCTCTCTGTCTTACGTATTCCGCATTAGTTGACACATCAATGTTCAACATGTCAGCTAGCTTTTCAGTAGCGGCTTCGTATGTTATGTGCTCGTATTCAGCAACAAAGTTAATTACATTACCGCAAGCTCCGCACGAGAAACAGTAGAATGTTCCGTGCGGAAACACGGTAAATGCAGAAGTATTCTCTCCGCCATGGATGGGGCAAGCCCCTCTCCAAGTGTTGCCCGTTCTCTTGAGTGTTGTGTACTGACTAACATAATCTGCCAAATCTACTTTCGCTCTGATAACACTTTCGAGATTACTCACAACATCACTCCTTATCCCTGAACCATTACCTGCATCGCTTCTCTAAGTTTCGGGTCTAATCTATTCATGTTACTCAGACACCACTGCATATATTCTTTCGGTACTTCACTAAGGTGTTTGCCCTTATGTTTACCGAACGGGAATACCATGTCGCCTACTGGGGAAGCTCCGTTGTCTTCTGTAAATGGATTCTCTTCATCAAGCGATGTAACAAAGTCATCGAATGAATTTGTAACCATCGTGTCATCCATAGGTGCATTACTCGTCTCTGGCTCCTGCTGTACGTATCCTTCTGGCAATGCCCACAGAGGAAGGTTAGGTTTACGAATTACATTACCCCAGTTATCAATCGGTGCCCACGTTGTAGGCAGGTCATACAGGTATCTACCAATACCCCACGCTGATGCAGCTCTCTTAAACGCACCAGACAGACCTCCCTTAAATGCTTCAAAGTCTGTGAGGTTTGCACCATCTTCTCTGGTGTACTTCTCGCCACCACTATAGAGTGTGATTGCACAGATAAAACCCTTGATAGGTTCTTCTGTGTCGAACCCACGACGCTGGCGTTTGACTGTACCCATGTCGATTGGTCTATAGTCTACGCTCCACCCATCAATCATGTTACGGTCTGTCACTTCATCCAGTCTATTAGCAATAGCTCGTGCGTCAATGTACGCCATAGCCATACCTTTAGTACCGTCCTTACTCTTCTTCTGAATACGCCATTCAACATCCTTTGGGTCAAAAGGTTTCTTTAATTCTTTGAGTACGTCTGCAAATAATGCCATGCTTATTCTCCTTTGTCATGTAAAAATGTATGAGAAATCATAATACCAATAATAGCTCCGAGCAGTGAGCCGATAAATGTTTCAATCATCTTGTCACCCCCCTTCACTGTAAACAGTATACCACACTTCAGCCAAGTTGTCAAGCAGTTTATTTCTAAACTTTTCCTAAACTTTCTTGATGGCTGGAGTGAAATCGACAATCATTGTTCCTCTAAGTTTCATAAGATAAGTCCTATCAACTTCCAGTGTGCTACCTTTGTTATCAAAGATAACTAACTCTTTGACAGTGCCATCAACAACACCAGTAACAAAGTGCATGGGCTTACCTTGTTTGGTCTTGTGTGCTTTACGTTTAGTTACTGTTACAAGGAAAATACTCTTCCCGTCACACAAATCAGAAACGTAATCATCAACAGTAGAAAAAGAGTATCCGATAGAGGCAAGCTCCATCTCTCCATTAGAC